CTCACGATTGGAGTGCGATCGGTGTGCTGGCGGGTATTGCCGGGATCATCATCACCGGCCTGGTTAACTGGTACTTCAAGCGCAAGGTAACGAACGCCCAGGTAAGAGCCCTGGAGAAGTACGGCCCCGCAGTCAAAGTCGGAGATGATTAAATGCCAATGACCAGCCGCCTGCGTAACAAACTCATCGCCGCCGCTGGTGGTGGTGCAATGCTGATCGCCTCTCTGTTCCTCGGCGGGCAGGATGGCGTCGAAGGGCGCAAGTACGTGGCCTATAAAGACGTGGCCGGAGTATGGACTATCTGTGATGGCCACACAGGCCGGGATATCGTGAAGGGGAAGACCTACACCGATCGCGAGTGTGACAATCTGCTGTGGAAAGACCTCCAGCCAGCCAAGAAAACGGTTGATAGTCTGGTCAAAGCGCCGCTAAACGAGTATCAGCGCGCCGCGCTCTATAGCTTTGTGTTCAACGTCGGCTCTGACGCGTTCTCGAAATCAACGCTGCTGCGTAAGCTCAACCATGGCGATCATGAGGGAGCGTGTGAGGAGATGCGCCGCTGGGTTTACGCTGGTGGTATGCGCTGGAAAGGATTGCAGAACCGGCGCGAGATGGAGCGAAGCTTGTGCCTGGCGGAGGGGAAGAATGACCTTTAGCATTCGAACAGTTCTGCTGATCGCTCTCGCGGTCATGCTGCTTGGTGTTGGCTATGGCGAGTTACGTTACCGTAATGGCTGGTACGCGCACGCCGACTACATTAACGCCCTGGCCGCCGATAAGCGCGCCAAAGCAGAAAAGGCTATTCAGCCTGTCGAGCAGAAAGCCGCCCAGGCCAGTGAAGAATCCAAAGTTATCTACCGAACAATAACCCGCGACGTGGTGAAATATGTCCAGGATCCGAATCGTACTGTATGCCAGTTTGACGATGATGCTGTGCAGCTGCGCCAGCGTGCCATCGACGCTGCCAACTCCATCAGCGGATTTGATGCAGCCCCCGTGCAAGGGAAGTGATGCTGGCGCAGACAGCGACGCGGATCTGCAATCAGACATCGAGACATTGCAATGCCTGCGCCAACTTCGGCTGGATAAGTACCGCTGGCAGGCCTGGTATAACGCAGTGAAATAAAAAAAGCCCTTAGAAACAGGAAACCCAGAGTGTTTCTAAGGGGTGCAAATGCACAATCGTTACAATACTAAGCATGCTGATTTTAATGATTTTTGCACTGAGATTTAGCCGGAAAGCATTTTTACAGGACAGAGGAATGTGTCATGGCTCAAAAACTGGCCCCAGTACTGTACTCATTGGCGATATAATGACCTATCCTGACCGCTACTAATTACAGCGGAGGGGATATGAAACAGCATGTGGATCCGAATAAGGTGGTCGTCTGGCAGTTAGAGTTCCGGTTCTCAACGAAAAGCGTATCGCTCGTACACGGCACCCACTTCATCCAGGCGCTGCAGAACGAGCCAGCCCACCAGCTCTATGACCGATTCTTTGATGAGATCGATATTGAGCTCAGGGCCGATTATGGCGATTACCAGCTGAGGAGCTGCAACATCCGGCCTGCAATTGTGAAAGAAGACTGACCGCCTCCGGGCGGTTTTTTTATTGGTAGCAACACGAGAGGCGCTATGTCAGTAGAAGGCAGCGATAACCCGGGTAAGTTTCGCGAAGAGTGGGACAAGCAGACAGGTAGTAAATAGCAGGCATTACACAGCGGCTCCCCCCATAGCGCATGACTATGAAAATTGCGAAGACCTATCATTTTTGAGGTATAGGAATAATCTCAGGCTAGTGATATTAAATACTCACTAAAACAAGTGGGGATCTGGTCTTGAAAATTTTAGGGTTAGATGAGCATAGAACACTTCGTGGGAGTGGAGTGTTAAAGTTTTTTGAGCTTGAGCGCGTTCCTAATAGTGACTGGGTTGAGATATTTGAAAGCCTGTTCACTCAGGAAAACGAGAAGACGTGGGTGGAAGGGTATTGCCTTGTCACTAATTGCCCCACAAGTGAGGTGGCAGCTCGCCTTAAGCTGATTGAGGAAAAATGTGTTGAGGCGAATGAGCTTCTAAAGAAACGACCCCCTTCTCTGTAGCACATCGAATTTGAAGCCGCCTCTGGGCGGTTTTTTATTGCCACCACATCAAGTCACCCGCATCTGCTGGTGGCTTTTTTTATGCGGTTCGCACGCGCACCAAAGAGAGTCTTTCAGCCGTGAGCCTAGGGAACCGCTTCTCTCGGGCGGCTGTCCCGTGCGACAGGCTCACATCTAAAAGGAAACCCGAATGAAATACTTATCGCCGCAGCAGGCGATGCTTGGCATGCGTGTCGTTCTGACCGACAGCGGCATGATCATCAAAAGCCCTGCTGGCTCTGCTGAGTACAACCTCAAAGGCCGCCGCATTAAAGTTACCGGCTACCCTGAATATTTCCCTGGCCTGCTGAGCGTGAAGGATAAGCGCACTAAGACAGGCGGATGGGTGAATATCTCAGCAGGAGAGTTCACGGCTTATCGTGAGGATGGTTCAGTTAGTGCACGCATTGGGCGTATCAACCCGCCAGAAGAACAAAAGCTGGTGGGCGCGACAGCCAGCTGGTCAACGAAGGTAAACACCGACGAGAACGGCCGCCGTTACGCTGCTGGTATGGGTGTTGCTGTCGAGGATGGCAAAGAGCAGGTTGCGTTTAAGGCTGAAAAGTTTGAGGTAAATAAAAGCGACACTCTGCAATTAAACAACGCGATCGCTACAGCAGCAGAGTTCAAGCCCCGCCTCTCTGACGAAATGCGTGACGCTGTCATTGACGCCATACGTGAGAGTGATGTGTTCAAGGTGCTGCTGAGCTCTCAGGATGCTCAGGCTTCGGCACTTGTCACCATGCAGCAGGCTATTGAACGGGCCGCAACCGACGCCATACGCAACGCGCTGAAGCCCGGCGGCCTGCTGTATCGAGGCATTTGATGGTATGGCTCATGACATTACACAGCGCCCATCTCCGCCGCCCCTGTTCGTAGATAACCCCGACTTCAAACCGTACATCCGCATCATACCCGCCGACGGCGTTCACGGATGGCTGCATGCCGAGATCCTCAGCGACGACGGCAATCTGCATAACCCTGATCATGCTCACCTGCTGGAGGCCGATCTGTGTTTCCTCTGGGCGTCGAATGCGTTCGATAAAAGGGGGCGGTCCGTACTGGGCCAGGCGGAAGAGGTAATGATGCGCGCCGGGGGCTGGCAAAAAGCCCGCATGGAGCAACAGATGTATGAATGGTTCGGGCGCATCCCTGACTTCATCATCACCCTTGCGGCAGATTACTGCGCTCAGTGTTCAGATTTGGAGTTCTGCGCGCTGGTGGAGCATGAGCTGTACCACATCGCCCAGGAGACGGATGAGTTTGGCGCGCCGAAGTTCACGCGTGAAGGGCAGCCGAAGCTGAAACTGCGTGGCCACGATGTGGAGGAGTTCGTCGGCGTCGTCCGGCGCTACGGAGCCAGCCACTATGTTCAGCAGCTGGTGGACGCTGCGAACAACCCTGCGGAGGTTGCCCATCTTGATATCGCCAGGGCATGTGGAACGTGCCTGCTGAAACTGGCTTAACTTTTGACTGATTATGACAGGCAGGTAACCAATGGCGGCATTAAAAGGAGAGGTCAAAGCCTTTATCGTCCAGTCGTTAGCCTGCTTTGATACGCCCACTCAGGTAGTCGA